GGAATTGTGGACTTTGTGGACTAGAATTACAGTAATTATTTATTTTTTAGAGCTACTTTTGATGCTGTTAATGATTTATTCAAAAACATCTCAAAGATATAGGTTTGTTTGTGCTTTACTAATTTTGTCATACGGAATTGCGCCAAATGTAAAAAATATTTTAAGTGCATATAAAAGTATGTTTGTTTAATGGATGCTGGTAAATTAGATAAAAGATTAATTATTAAATCAGTAAGTAAATCATCTGATGGTTATGGTGGTTATACTGATTCAGTTAGTACAAACAAAACAATATGGGCAAACATAACTCAAACAAGTGGAGAAATAAAATCTGAGGATGGTAGAAGAAGCTGGGTTAGTCAAATTGAAATTTTATGCAGAAAGAAAGCATTTGATTCTATTAATAATAGAACGAGCATTTTGCAAGTAGAAGGTAATGTTACTAATTATAGAATTAATGAAGTTTATGATGATGATCCTAAATATTATACTAAAATTATAGCAACTAGAATTATATGAAAAATGTTGATATAAAGATTGATCCAGGAGATTTAACAAGGTTAAATAATAAGATTTCTGTTCTAAGAAAAGAAGCTCCTAGAAAACTATCAACTAATATTGCTCATAGTGTAAAGTTTATGGAAAATGATGCAGTTAAAAATGCACCTAGAGACAATGGTGATTTAATTAGGTCGATAGGTTCTGAAGTAGTTGGTATGACAGCAGAAGTGTTTGCAAATGTAAAATATGCACCATATCAAGAATTTGGAACTGGATCATTAGTAGATGTATCAGAAGCAGAATCATTAGGGATTCCAGGAGCAACAATAAAAAGATTATATAAAGGAAAAGGTAAAAGAAAAATTAATATACCACCTCAACCATTTTTTTTCCCAGCAGTTAGAAAGGGATTTAAAAAATTATTAGATGGTATAGAAAAAGATTTAAAAGAATTATTGTGAAAGATGCAACTAGATTTATAAGATTAAAAGCAATTACAGCTCTAAGTGGTAATGTATCACATGGGGGTTCTAATGTACCTGTGTATAATAGAGTTCCATCTGATGCTACATATCCTTATATTAGAATTTATAGTGTTTCAACATCTCAAATAGATGACAATCAAACCAAATACAATGCTGATATTATAACAAGGGTTGAAGTAGTTACAAGATTTAGTGCAGATAGTGGTGGTGATCTGACAATGAATGATATTATGGATGATTGTTTGCAATTATTAATAAGCAAAAATTCTTCTGCTTTTGATTTAAGTGCTAACAATTTTAAAGTGTATTCCACTACTAATGAAAGTTTACGATATTTGCAAGAAGATTTAAATGACCATACCTATTTTAGAGCAATACTTGAAATGAGTAATAAGGTCGCAGAAGTTTAGAATATGAGTTTTAATGATTTAAAAATATATATTATGAATACAACAGCAATAGCAGTTTCAATGGCTGATTATATTGTTGATATACTCAGAATAGGTTTATTGGTTTTAACAATAGTTTATACAATTTTAAAAATTAGAAAAATAAATGGCAAAAAAAATTAGTGAAGAAACAGAAGTAAAACTTGATTTGAAAACCATTGGTATTATCATAGCTGGTACAGTGTCATTAGCTAGTATGTGGTTTACATTGCAAGGTGATATACAAGATTTAAATAATAAGATTGATGGTTTTAGTGGTGAGGAGTTTGTGCAAAAGATGGAATTTCAACTTAAAGATGAGCTTGTTAGAAGTACAATAATACAAATAGAAAAATCAACAGAAGGTTTAAAAGAAGATATTTTAGATAATAAAGAATCAATAAAAGAATTAGAAGATAAAGTATATAAAAGATGAAACATTTTATTTATGTAATATTTATTTTGTTTGTTAGCTATGCTGTTAATGCACAAGATATGACATTATTACACATCAATTCAAAGTGGAACTCTAGTAATGACTATCCATATTTAAGACAATTAAAAGGTGTAGAAATATTAAAAGTTAAATTAGAGGACCAATCACCAGCACTCAAAAGTCAAATCAAATCTGTTCCTACTATCATTTTATACGATACTAAAACTCAACGACCAAAAGGACAATGGGCAGCAGATTTATCATTTAAATTAAATGTTGATCCTGATGAAATTCAAGAGTATATCAATAGGTATAAAATGCAAGTATCGAGAAGGGCAACATCAAATTAATAGATTATGATTAGTAAACACATTTCTGAAAAAGAAGCAACCAAATCAGTTACTGCTTTAAGATTAGGTATTGACAATACACCTAATGGAGATGCAATAGCTAATATGAAACAATTAGCAGAGAAAGTATTTGAACCTCTTAGAGAATGGGTCGGTGGTCCAATAAAAATTAACAGCATGTATAGGTCACCAGCTTTAAATGAAGCTATTGGGGGAAGTTCAAAATCTCAGCATTGTTGTAAAGGTGGTGCTGCTGCAATAGATATTGATGATATTTATGGTTATAAAACTAATGCTGAAATGTTTGAATGGATAAAAGAAAATTTAAAGTCATTCGACCAAATGATTTGGGAATTTGGCAATGAGGATAATCCAGATTGGGTTCATATCAGCTATGTAAGTGAAGATAAAAATAGAAATAGAATACTCAAAGCTGTTAGAGATGATGGTAAAACAAAGTATATTGATATAACAAATGCATAATGGATTTTGGTGTAGCACTCATACCAAATGGCATATTACTTGGAATAGAATATTATCCAATTGAGGGAAATCAAGATTATAGTGAATTAAATATATATTTATTAATTTTGGTAATACATTTTCGAGTTTACTTATGAGCAAACCAAAAAAGAAATTTAAAGATAGTACAGTTGGCAAACTTTTATTTGGAGCTGCAAGTATTGTATCACCACAATTAGGTCAAGTATTGAATGGTGTCGTATCACCTAAAGATGCTATTGCTGAAATAACAAAGGCAAAGATTCCCACAGAAGATAAAATAAAATTACAAACATTGATTTATGAGCAACAGAATAAAGAAATGGAAGAAATTTCTTCAAGATGGAAAGCTGATGCAGCTAGTGATAGTTGGCTTAGCAAAAATGTTCGCCCTCTTGTTCTTGTTTGGTGTATTGTGGTATTTAGTTTTGCTGGTATATTGGATTCGGTTGATTCAATTCCTTTTAACATAGGTTCCACATGGAACGATACATTTGAAAAAGTTATGATGGCTGTGGTGTTAGCTTATTTCGGTGGTCGTACAACTGAAAAAGCTAGTAGCATTATTAAAGGTAAATAATGGCTAAAAGAGCTGGGTATATTCACAAATACAAAACAAAAAAGAAACGACCAGGAGTGCATTCTAAAAATGCATCAAGAAATCAAACTGGTTGGAAAAAGAAAACAGTAGGTCAGGGAAAAAATAGATAAAGCAAATTCCTTAAATTTGTAAAAAAAATCTATGGGTACTACATATACTGGGCAAAGAGTTCAAGATACTTATCAATCAATCATTAAAATAGGAGATTCTTCAAATCTAACTGGAACAGCTAAATTGCTTTCTGATGGTTTTGGTAATGACACTGCATTGTATTTGAGTACAACAAGTTTAGGTATTGGTGTTACTCCAACATTTCAATTTCAAACAAGTGGTTCTGCTAAAATAGGATCAAACCTAACAGTGGGTGGTAATCTAACTGTAAATGGTACTACAACAATAGTAGATTCAACAGTTGTTGCTATTGGTGATAATATGATGGAATTAGCTAAAGACAATCTAGCTAATACTATGGATATAGGTTGGTATGGCACAATAAATTCTAGTGGTGAAAAGTATGTTGGAATGTTTTATGATGCTAGTAGTGGTGTAGCAACACCCACATTTGCAATAGGTTTAGGCACTTCTGAGCCATCTTCTACAGCAACATGGACCACAAAGGGAAAATTAATTATTGGTGCATTAGATGCGACCACAGGTGTTTTTAGTGGCCAAGTAACGATACCAGCTACACCAGTTTCAAATACAGATGCTGCAAGTAAGGGTTATGTAGATGCACAAATAACAGCACAAGATTTAGATATTGCTGGTGATAGTGGTACAGGTGCAATTGATCTTGATTCACAAACATTTACTATTGCTGGTGGCACAAATGTAACAACATCTGTAAGTGGTCAAACAGTAACAATAAATGCAAGTGGTGATGTTGATGGTAGTGGTACTGCTAATGATGTTGTAATGTGGCAAGATAGTAACACACTAACAGATGCACCAATAGCAATTAGTGGTAATAATTCCACATTCGCAGGTAATGTAGATATAACAGGTAATCTTAAGGTTGATAGTGATATTGAAATACAAGCTGCAAGTGGTTATGGATTTATGGAGATTGGTGGTCCAAGTGGTGGTCATATAGATTTAAAAAAACCATTTAGTGATGATTATGATTTAAGATTGATAACTGGAACTGAAAGCGAAATAACAGCATCAGGTACTTTAAAATTAAATGCTGGTAATACACTGACCTTAACACTTGATGGTTCAACTCAAGCAGCAACTTTTGCAGGGGAAGTAAAAGCAAATTACTTTAAAGCTATATCAAGTATACCAAGCGAAACATCTAGTAATACAGCTTATTTAGATTTTGCAAGCGGTAATACAAGAATTGTATCAAAAGGGCCAGACGGAACAACTTTAGGTGGTTTTCAAATATTACAACAAGCAAGTGATAGCTCTCCTGCGTCAACTGCATTTTCAATAGACACAAGTTCAAACGCAACTTTTGCAGGTGATGTAACATCCAATGGGAATATAATCTCACAAACAACAAGTGGTAATAAAGGAATTAAAGTTATAACAGCAAATGATGCCGAAGGATTTTTAATATTTGGTGATGCACAAGATAATTCTATGGGTGGTATGGCATATAATAATGCTACTAACTCACTTGACATTGATTGTAATAATGGAGTTGCTTTGTCTTTTAATTCATCAAGAAATGCAACTTTTGCTGGTAATGTAAGTTTAGCAGATGATAAAAAACTTAATGTAGGAACAGGTAATGATATGTCTATATTCCATAATGGTAGCAACAGCTTTATAGAACAAACTGGAACAGGAGATTTATATATTCAACAAGCTACTGATGATAAAGATATTATATTTAGATGTGAT